GTCGGTGCCTGATATTATTGAACAAAATGGAAGCCCGGACCCCTACGGTCCGGGTTTCCTATTTTTGGGCTATGGCAATGCGTTACACACGGGCGGCAGAACCCACCGACACGAACTTCATTTCGCTGGTGAACCTGAAAAATTACCTGCGAATTGACACCAGCGACGACGACACGGTGCTGGCGCAGCTGCTGACTTCTGCGCGCCAGGCATGCGAAGAATACACAGGCCGGCTGTTGGGTTCCGGTACGGTGACCTATTACATGGATGGTTTCGAGGACAGCAGCTTCATCGCAGGCCCGGTGACGGCCATCAGCAGCGTGACCTATTACGACATTGACAACGTGCTGCAGACGCTGTCCACCTCCCGATGGTATGCCGATTTGGTCAGCTCACCACAGCGCATCGCCTTTGACGCGCCGCCGGCCGTGTTTCTTGAACGCTACGGCCAGGTAATAATCACCACCACCGCAGGACACAGCACCGTGCCTGGCCCTATCCTGCAGGCCATGCGTATGCTGTCCGCCCATTTCTACGATAACCGCCAGGCCGTAGTGACCGGCACGATTGCCACGGAAATGCCGTTGGCCGTTCACGCGCTGCTGTCGCCATACCGGGTTTTCGCATGAGGCCGGGCCGCATGGATCGGCGTGTGGTAATTCAACAGCCCACCGCCACGAAAGATGATTGGAACTACGATGCCATCGCATGGAGCACGTTCGCAACCGTGTGGGCCACGAAGCTGGACAAAGGCGCAGGCGAAACGGTGGAAGCCAACCGGCAGACGGCCATCAACCGCACGCAGTTTACCATTCGCTACCTGTCGGGCGTGAATGCCACAATGCGCATTTCCTACGGCGGCCTGCTCTATTACGTCGTGGGCGTTGAGGAACTCGGCAGACGCGAAGGTCAAATCCTGTACACGGAACTGCGCAACTGATGTTCCGTTTCAAAGTAGACGACAAAACATTCAAGCAGCTGGAATCGGCGCTGAAGGATTTGCCCGAAGAAATGCGGCGCAAACCTGTGGAACAGGCGTTCGTGAAGGCCGCGCAGGAATTTAAAAAAGAGGCCGTAAGCATAGGAAAACAAGTTGCCGAATCAGGCAGTTGGGCAAAGGCGCAGCAGGTGGTGCGCGGCCGCATGGAGGAATTCGGCCCGTATGCCGTAGTGCGTACGGCTAACAGACAATTTAGTGTGGTGAAACGCAGCCCACACATGCCAAACCCGGCCCCTACAATAGCCAACCCAAACAAGTACAACCACCTGTTGCAGCAGGGCAGCAAAGCCGGCCTGCGCATCGGTGGTTTGGGAAAAACCGCTGGCGTACGCCGCCGCCGCCGCTACAAATTCGGAAAGCAGGACGGCCGGCGTCTGACCGGCAAAGGCGGATTTATTGTTAAAAATGCGAAGACGGGCTACCTGCACCGCATTGCCGGCATCCGACATCCCGGATTTGGCGGACACGACATCTACGGACGTGCGGTCGAAAGCAAATCGACAGCAGCTGTGGCAAAATTCGAAGCGTTGTTCGGGCCAATTTTGGAGCGTTACAAAAACAAACACGGTTTCGCATGATTAACCTGGTAATAGATATTCTGAAGGCGGACGCCAACGTCATCGCCATTACCACGGCAGACCGGATTTACCCGCTGTCAAGGTTGGAAGGCGCGACCATTCCGGCCATCGTGGTGCAGCTCACCGGCACGGATCCCGCCGACACGCACGACACCACCAGCAACATGGACACCCACACCGTGGAAGTGACCGTCATCGAAGACAAACCGAAGGACGCGAACGCGCTGGCGGTGCTGGTGCGCGCGGCGCTCGATGGTTATTCGGGAAACAATATCGCCGAAATCCGTTTCGTGAACCAGGCCACCGACGTCTTCGAAGCCACGGACCTGTTCACGCAGTCCATGATTTACGAAGTGAAGCTGTCGCGCGACAACATCACCGTGCCGCAGGCGCTGGCGGATTTGGGTGCGCTGTACCTGGACGACATCACGGACGTCATTGCCTACGCGCCGCTGAACTACAGCCGGCTGGAATTTGACACGGGCTATTGGTACGCCACACGGAACCTGAACATCTACGGCGCGGTGTACAGCGAACCGAAGGTGGTGGCATTAGACGGCGGCGAAACGCTGTCCGTCGCATCCGATGACCATTTGATATTTCTGAACTACAAAACCGCATCCGGCAGCCATACAGCAAACCTGTACCTGCCGGCAGCAGGCAGCAGTTCCGGCCGCGAAATCCGGCTGAAGACAGGACCGAACCTGTCTAACCAAAGGACGGTGGTGCTGCGTCCAAACGCTGGCGACAGCGGCGTGACCATCGACGGCAGCGCATCGGCCACTATGGATCGTTCCTACGATGGCATCACGGTGCATTGCATAGCTGGCCAATGGTATATCACACAGCGCAAATCGAAATGAAGGTCGCCATACATTTTCCCGTTTGGAAGCGAATCAAAATTCGCAACATCGCCATGGATGCGCTGGACCGGGTGCGCGGCCAGCTGCTGCGCCACGGCATCGAAACGCAGGTGTGCGTCATCGGCGACGACCCCGGCCTGGCGGCCGTATGCAAGAAACGGGACTACCACCATTTTGAATGCAGCAACCATCCCGTAGGACGCAAATTTGAAATGGGCGCACGCCACATGCTGCGCCACATGGAATTTGACTATTTCATGGAATACTGCAGCGACAACATCCTGCGGAATGATTGGGCCGACCTGATGGCAAAGGAGCTGAAGGTTGGCCGCGCATGGGTGGCACACAATCAGTTCTATATCGTGAACTCGAAGACAGGCGAAACCAACCTGTTTGCCGGCCGTGGTCAGTCGAATGTTGGGCGCTGCACCAAACGCTACCTGCTGGAACATTCGCAGAAACACCTGAACCGCTGCTACGATTACGAACTGATGTCAGGTATGGACGCATCATTCCGCACGAACATCAGCCGATGCACCGACCAATTGACCTACCTGCTGAAGACGGAAACGCCGCTGATTGTGGATTTAAAATCCGATGTGAACATCAACACGTTCCACGGATTCGCGCGGAAACCGGACCGATTTCCACCCACAAATGTGGTCGGCGATTTTCCCGAACTTCACCAACTGAAACCCTTTGAAATTTTATAGACATGGCAACTACTGGCAAAATCCGGTCCAACGCGATCGGCATTTTTATTTCGAACGAATCCGCCAACAGCGGCACGTTCAGCGGCGGCACCTACGGTGACAACACTTCGGAAAACGACACGTGGGAAATCGTTGCCTGCGCGACATCCGGCACCTTCAGCGGCAGCATGGAAGTCATTGACGCCACCACCAAAGACAACGACGGCGAACGCGAAATCCTGACCAGCTCATTGAGCTGGAACATGTCGTGCGACGGCTTGGTCGAATACGGCCTGTCTTCGTCTGTGCGTTCGGCGGCCGACCTGTTCACGCTGTGGAAAGCAAAGACGAAAATCAAGCTGGCATGGACCACCGGCCTTGACGGTGACATCATGTATTGGGGGAAAGGGTACATTACCAGCTACGAAGAAACTGCCGGCTTGAACGAGGTGGCATCTTTCAGCGTTAACTTCGAAGGCGATGGCACGGTGTACAAAGCTATTTTGGACACGTCCAAAGCAACCTTTAACCTGAACCCCTAATGGCTAACCAGCTGCGCGGCGAATTTCAAGTCGATTTGACGGACACCGTTTCCGTAGACGTAGTTCTAAACCTGTATGCTCTCAACTTATTCTTGGAGGAAGAACAGGCGCAGCTGGCGGATTTGCAATTATTGATGGAACAGAAAGCCCTGCGCGCGCTGCCCAAATTAGTTTGGTGTGGCGTGCGCACGGCCGCTGTTCTGCATGATCGGGAACTGCCGATGTCTTATGAAAAGTTCGCGGCCATGTTCGGCAGCATCGAATGGCAGGCCATCAGCGAACGTGTGCTGCAATCCTTGCAGCTGGACGATAAAAAAAAATGACCGACGGTGATGGCAGCGACGAACCGCTGACCATCCGAAACCTGTACGTGGCATGGCTGTTGCGCGGCCGTGAACCCGACACATTTTGGCGCAGTACCTTCGGCGAAGTGATGGTCATGCTGCGCAGCTACGAATTCCAGGACGAATTGCAATGGATGCACACGTCGGCTATGATGTCGATGTGGGCAAACCTGCACCGTCAAAAAAACGCGAAGGCGTACGAATGGTCCGATTTCAACCCGTACCATACGGCGAAGAAACGCGCGGCACCAGCAAAGCCCATTACGCCAAAACACGAAAATCTGTTCGCGCAGATGGCCGCTAAACTGAACCAAAATGGCAAAGAGTAACGCCGCGTTAAGTATCATATTTGGCGCCGACACCAAACAGCTAGACAAAGCGTTGGGCGAGGTTGGCCGCAAGCTGCGCGCCACATCCGATGCGCTGACCGACGTAGGCACCAAACTGTCCATCGGCCTCACTGCACCCATTGCAGCATTCGGCGCGGTGGCCACAAAGAATTTTGTAGACAGCGCAAAGGCGCTGGCGCAGGTGGATGCGGCCGTCAAATCCACAGGCGGCGCAGCTGGAAAATCCGTTGCACAGCTGGAGGAAATGGCCGCCGGCCTGCAGCGCATGTCGCTGTTCGACGACGACCAAATCCTGAAGGAGGTGACGGCCAACCTGCTGACGTTCACGAATGTCACCGGAACGGAATTCGACAAAGCGCAGGTAGCCATCCTGAACATGTCCACACGTTTGGGGACCGACCTGACGTCGGCATCCATCCAGGTGGGCAAAGCGCTTAACGACCCCATCAAAGGCGTCAAAGCATTGGGCCGCGCCGGGGTGCAGTTCACGGCCGAACAGAAAGCGCAAATCGAAGCGCTGCAGGAATCAGGCGACGTTGCCGGTGCGCAAACCGTCATCCTGAAGGAACTTGAAACGCAGTTCGGCGGAGCGGCGGAAGCAGCTGCGAAGACCGATCCCTACACGCAGCTGGCCAACGAAGTAGGCAACCTGTCCGAAGATTTCGGAAAGATTATCAGCGAAGCGCTAATGCCATTGGTGCAGTTCGTGCAACGCGCGGCGGACAGCATCAAAGGTTGGAGTGATTCCACCAAACGTTTCGTGGTAATTGCCGGCGGCCTGCTCGCTGTTTTAGGCCCGACATTGGTGGTCATTGGTCAATTGGTTGGCGCATATACCACCATACGCGGTGCCATCGCAGCGGCCGCCGCAGCCAAAGCGCTGGAAACTGCAGCCACAAACACGGCCACCGCTGCGCAGAACCGGCTGAACATTGCGGTGCTGAAGAACCCGTACGTAATAGCGGCGGCGGCCATCGGCGCGCTCATTGCAGCATTGGTTCTGTACAAA